GTTAATTGAAGGTTTTTAAAAGCGAAAGTCAGAAAAAGCGACAAACAAAGTTAGATTAAGCAAGTTATTACGATATAAGATAATCTTACGAAAATTATTCCAATAAGAGTAAATTTTACGAATTTAATAATAATATTTTTACAAACTCTTTATAGTTTCATCATACTTTATATTTACATATTTTTCATATCAATAATTCATTACAAAATAATCAAAAAATTTTACAAAAAATGAGTGAAACAACCCAATTTGAATCAATTAACAATAACGAGAGCAATGTCAGTGTTGACTCCCAAGTTATTTCCAGCGTTATAAACGAAACATTAAGCTCAAATAGTACTCCTTCAGGTACTACTACAGCCACTGATAACAGTGAGGCAATCGTAACAGAAACACCTTATACACCCACTTTTGATGAAGTTAAACATCAATCTGGATCAGATGAAGAAATTGATTTTGCTATCGTAGAATCAATTGAATTTAACAAAAAAAGAGGAACGATAATTAACAAAATCGAAGATAGATTAAGTCAAGCCAGCCAGGCAATTCATTCAAGAATTGCTAAGTTCATGGTCCCCCATGTAAAAACAAAAGCTGTAGAAACTAATTCATCTTTTGATAATGTTAAAGGATTTTTCAGATCACCCAAGTATTTCAATAAATTACTCACATCAGAAAAAATTCACGAAGCAAAACACGTATCCGTATCCTCAATTCCAAAACACTATACCGGTTATCAATTATCCAATGCATTAGAACATTTTAAAATCACAGATAAAGATATCAAGTCTTTCGTTGGAGATGCTATCACCTATTCGGTTGAAGATGGCGTCACTATTTATAACTCATCTTATGGTGTTTCAAAAACAAATGCTTTCAGTAGCTATTGCAATCTTATAGATTTATTTTTCTTCCAAACTCAATATTATCATCAATTTCCTTTCTTTTTTAGAACAAGAGATCTAAGTATCGATAAACTTTGGTCAGATAAAATTGAACTACTAAACATAGAAAATAAAACTTTTAGTAGAAAACTTAAGACGAGAATTCAAGAATTAGGTTTACCTTTATTTTATGAAGTCTTGGTCAATAACACTGAAACACAAGCATCAGCAACTAGTACCTTAGACGAATTCTACGATAGCTTTGATTTATTTACTGCTCTTCCTAGAAGATTTACAACAATTCCTCAACGCTTTGTTATAGATTTCGATTTATACGTTTACTATAAAGTTGCTCAAGATTGGTCCGCAGGAGCCATTCACGTTGTCATTGATAACCAATCCCATATTTTCATCCCAAGATATGATTTCTCAAGATTATGGAAAGTTGTCGATAAATCTTACATGAAAAGTAGACCTTATATAGTTTACTTTAAGAACGTTGAAGAATCCTTATTAGTTATCCCAAAACCCAATAAAGCAATAAAAAAAATAATAGAGGATAACACCCCACCAATCATTCAAGCTCAAATCCATGCTAACGTTAATAGCAATACAGGTGAAGTTTCAAATCAATTAGTTGAAGAACTTAATTCAGTAAATGAACCTCACGATGACGTTAATGAATCAGTTTCAGCTGATGAATATGGCTACGAATCAAGTAGCGAAGAAGAAGAAGAAACCTATGAGGCAGCTATCAGCGATGATAACCTTAAAACATTAAAAACTATTTTTAGAACCTTAGGAGCTTACGATCTTCATCATGCATCATCAGACGAAGCAAACGATTTAATTCCATCTGTATCCAACATCATTGATAATAATTATATTGTTGGAACTGTCCCAAACACTTTTGACGGCAGTTTCTTTAACGTAGCTGTTGGTAATTATTACCTCAGCCCATCATTCATGGAAAAAAAATTACATTTCAAAAAGAAAAATTGTGGTTTTGTACTTAAAGTTTCATTACCACTCAAAAAAAAACAAAATGCAACAGTTAAGACCTGTTGTGAAATAATTATCTTAAATAAAGATTGCAACCTTACTCTCTACAACATTTTATACGTAGAACCTAGTAAAGTTAACAATTTTTACTTTTTTGATAACCACATGAATCCAGCTTTTCGCTGCAATTCCAAAAATGTCTCAAGCTTAAGTGATAACATTAACGTATTTTCATTAAAATTACACAAAGATCGTTACTTAGTATTACCTATGCAAAAGAACTTCAATTATGCACCAAGTGTTCTTATACCAAGCCAATATGAAGATATTTTTGCTTTTTATAATTCAAAACATGGCAACATGGATAGAATTATGTATCGCAAGAAAACACCTTTCTGTTACGCTTTATTAATACCATCAAACATTTACATAACTAAAGTAGGTGGTTGTACCACCTCATTTCAAACTTGGAATTTTGGTACTCTTGATTTATCTAGTTTAACACATCCATCAATTACTGAACATCAACTTATTCATAATAACATTCTTTTTATTCAAAATCATGAAGTTTATGGTAATCCCATTACTTCATTAGCAGTTGATGGTGTTTATTCTTATGACATCAGAGATCCATCATGTGTTGGATTATCAAAAACCATATATTCTTCATCTTTATTCGTTGAACAATTTAATTTTGCTAAATATTTAATTGGCAATTTCTTTTTATTAATGTCTTGCTTACATTACAAATCATTATTCACACGTATTACTAATCTTTATTCAGGAGTTAGTGATGGTGTTCGCAAGATATCAACAACTTATCAAGTTTACAAGAATTATAAAAAATTAAGAGCCAATAATTATTTTATGGCCATCTTTTATGCATCATTTGCCCTTTTAATTGTTCTTACGGTTATTTTAGTTACTAAATTAATAAAAAATAAAAAAACTAATAAAATTAAACAATCAATATCAAAAACTAAAACATACTTAGCTACTTTAACTGTAGTTACTACATTAACAGGAGCATTCTTTTATTTCTTTTTTGGACGTGACGTTTCGATGAAAGTCGATCGTTTAGTTCAAGTTATCAATGCTTCACCTAATGGTATTATTGCCATTAGTGCATGGCTCAAAGGAGAACAAGCACCAAGTGAGGAAGAAATTCATGATTTCGTATCCAAAGCACCCTCTCAACATGTTTCAATTGTCGGTATGAAAAATTTAACAAACGGAGGAATTTTAGAGTTAACTCAAATTCATCAACTTAAAATCAATCGTTTGATAAATCATTTCACATTACTTACCGACACAGAACAAGAAAAGCTCAAAGATAACACTGATTTAGAAAACCCAAACATAATTCGTTATTACACACTTTATAACTCAGTTAAAAATGAAAAATTAGAAAAAGATACAAAAAAGAAAGCAGGTCTTAATGAATATGATAACTTAAATGATGATCGTATTGTTCAATCAATCAACTTGTCTAAGGTCAAAGAAACCTTTTCTTCCGTCTGGAACAACACCTCAGGAGGAGTTGTAGCAGGTGGTATTGCAGTTTTACTCGCATTATCATATCTCATGTTCTTTATATATTCAAGAGTTGAAAAAGACTCCTATAAAGAACAAGTTTCAGAATTCAAGAAGAAAAACACTTTTAAATATGCAACATTATCAACACCACAAGAATCTTATGGAAACAATGGAAAAGAATTTACACACTACGAAATCCCTGATGAAGAAGATTATTACGAACCAGATTACGTAGATGAAGAAGACAACAAGAATAAATACGTCGCAAAAACTAAAGACGATTTCATTGATTACGAATCAAAAGCCAGTCGCCGTAGACGTGACCCTGATGATTTCGAAGGAGCAGCAAAAGCTTATAGCTCACATTGGAACGCAAATTCCAATAAAATAATCCAAGATTCTAACGATTCAGTAATGTCATATGACCATAACACAGGTAAATCCTCAGTTATCGATTCATATTATGCATCCATCAACAAATATGCTAGTGATCCAAAAAGTTGGGCAAACGAAGATCAATCAAGAATTCCCTCAGATCTTTTTAAACAACTCATTGTAGCAAATGATGAAGCAAAAACATTAAACAAAAGACAAACATTTGCAGCTAGAGTACACTCATGCAAAAATTGTGGTAAGTTACATGGTAATTATGTAAAATGTGAAGAAGCAAAGAAATTTTATGAAAATCAAGCTATTGGTCGTAGTACTTTTACTATGGCTCAAGTTTTATCTCGTAGCTTCACAATTTATCCACTTATCAATAACAAAATCAATGAAGATATCCATTATCACGGTATTAGAGAACATGACAAATTTTATGTCAACGAACACGATAAATTAGAAGATGGTATCTACACCTTTAAAGGTTGTGGTATCACTTTTAACCAAAAATGCCATTGGATTAATTCATCAGATCAATTATCACATTCAGTCGTTAGTTGGCCAATCAAAATGAAGAGTGCTGTTGCTTGTAATTCACAACTTGTAACAGGTGTCAATCTTGCTTATCTTGTTAAAATTAAGGATGGTAACTTATTAGAAATGCCATATTTAACATCAGCAGACAATGACAATCATACTCATTTTGCACCAACCAAAAAAGGAGATTGCGGATCTTTTATTATCGATTATAAAACAGGAACTATATTAGGTATTCACGAATACGGTAGTTTAGATCCAAGCAATTTATCACCTAACGGCTACATCCCTGTACCTTATTGTGTTGCAGAACAAGGAGCTTTTGCTCGCTTTGAATCCACAATAAAACCAATTACAAATGTTGATCCAAAAAACTCATTAATGGGGGAGAAGATTACTACAGTCAAATCCTCCAGCAAGGGTTCCTTATAAAAGCTAATACAATTGACTCATTACAGTTCGGCGGTAAAAACGTCAGCTGTTATGCAAAAAGATACTCTAAGGACAAAAGTTCTTTAAGTGTCGATGATTTTATATTACCTTATTTGGAAAAAGAGCGGTCAGATGAAGCTTTAAGCTCATTTGCCCTCGCAGTTATTAGTGAACAAGCCGAGATTAAATCTCTCCTAAAATACCAACTAACAGACTGCGTTCATGATGAATCAATATATGATGCCGCAGAGCAAGCACAGCTCCGATCTATAAGACCATTCATCAAGAATAAATCAATTTGTTCAGCTTTCGACGTAGACTCATTACTCGAAATCAAAGCTGCCATATTACGTGTCCCTCGTGGTACCTCAAACGGCTACCCCTGGACCATAGAATATAAGAAGAAATTAGATTTACTCTTTGTACCTTGCGAATACAACAACTCATCAGAATGTTTTCTATTTGGAGAAAATTATTACACTTTCAATTATGATTTCATAGAAGTCGTACTTCAGGTATGGCAAATTCTTGAAAGTGGTGGTAATCTTCCGCCAACATATCTTAGTGTTGTCCTTAAAGACGAACGCAGAGATATTGATAGAGTAAAAGCTGGTAAAACTAGAGCAATCTATGTTATGCCGGTTCACATTTTGATCATCGAAGAAATTCTTTGTCGAGATTTTAATGATTCACTGGTTGCTCATTGGGAGTCAATCGGTCACACATGTGGCTATAATCATTATGGTGGAGATTGGAACAGAATCATTAGCACCTTAGCTAAATTCAAATATTTCACCGCTGACGATGTCAGTGGATTTGATGGTTCTACTCAAAATTTCCATTTGCAAAGTTGTAACAGAATACGTAACGCATTTTATGTAAATGAACATTCTAAAACAACTCTTACAAATCTTTATAACAATTGCTTAATCAGAGCATATTTTGTTTCTCGAAACGGAATTGTTCTTGAAAAGGAATCAGGTCAGATATCTGGCAATTTAAATACACTCACTGATAATAGCATTATTAGAAAAAATTGTCAATACTACTATGTCCTATCCCGCAAAATCTCCTCATGGGTTGGTTTTGTTTTAGGTGACGACGCAATTATAGCAACAAACAGCAAGATAGATTTCGACGACTATTCAAAAGTAATGTCCAACCTTGGTTACACTGTAACCTTGGAATATGAAGGACAATTAGCTGAAGAAATCTCTTTTCTTGCCAACAAATCAATTATTTATCAACATAATAAACGAAATTATTATTTACCATTACCAAATTTTAATAAATTATACAGTAGTTTCACATTTATTCGCGATAAATACAAAGGTGATGTTTTACACCGTATTCAAAAACTCAGCAGTCTCAGAATTAGTGCTTGTGTCAACGAAAGTCTTTTCCTTTCTATCACTCGTACTATCGAAGAACTTACAGAGCAGTACAGATCAGTGTACCTCAATAATAAAAGCTTTAAAGCTTATATTAATACTTTGAATTATAATTCTGAATATTTCAAACAAATGCTTGCTGGAATTCGTGATCCCGGATTTTTGGCTTTATCGCAAGATGAAGCTCGAAGATTAGGTGATTCAATGGATTACTGGTAAGCAGCGTCATTTTCTAGTAGTTCCAAATTGCTTTATATATACTGGTATATTAATAGGACCGGAAGAACTGTTATTTAGCAAAGACTACATCGTCCACTGAGCCTTTTAGCTTTTTCACTCGTGATAAAAAGCATCTCAGCAAAACACAAAAAATCAAAAATTCTCTTTTTTCATAAGTTTTCATTTAATATAAGAATGTTAAATGTGGAATTCATCCTTAGGTCTCCACAGCCGAAGGAAATATAATAATATATTTCATCATCAGAAAATTATTCACTCTCATTACAAGTTAAAATTAAAAACCCATAAATTTATCAAAATAATAATTAATAATAATATCATTAAAAGATTTTACAAACCTCAAATCAAATATGTCAAAATTAATAAAAGAAGTCAAAAGAGAATACATTAAACCTCTCAGAAAACAAGCACAAGGTGCCCTCAAAACGATTCCAATAATAGGAAAGACTTTAGCAAAAGGTGCTAAGGCAGCTTACAAAGGTAAGCTCCCCCCGCAAAGAGCTATGGCTTATATTATGGGACGTCCAAAAACAAAGAAAAATAATAATAGAGGCAACTCCTCAGCTATTGTTTTCAATTCATCTTTAGATTCTGTATCAAGAAATGGCACACAAGATTCTTTTAAACAAAAATATGGTAATAACATCAGATCTCTATCTGGTGGTGAAAAATCAAATCTCACACAAAGAGTACTCTCAAAAATTCAAAGAGAAGATGGTAGCATGCGCGGATCTTCCTTATATGAATTTTCATCCCTTCTCACCACAATGGTAGTACCACAAGACGTTAATGCTGTTGGAGCAAATGTCTGGTCTTTCGATCTTAATCCTACTACCCTCTTTCCATCCAACTCTACCCCCCTTACTGTCCAAGCTAATTCTTGGCAATTCTACGAATTCATTGATGTACAAGTACAATTCAAATCCTTATTAGGTTACAACTCAGGTGGAATGTTCGCCCTTGCTTACAACGGCCTTCCAAATGAAGAAGTTGGTCCAGAAACCCTTCAAGGGTACCAACAAGCAGTATCAAGATATGGATCCGAAGAATATTCAGTTAATAAATCCACAGGTTGGTGGAAAGTTCCACTTATTTCTAATCAAAACGCTTACGTTTGTCAACCTTCAACAAATCAACCATCTACAGATATTTTATATGACCAAGGCAAAATTTATTGCAAATTATTTTCCAGCAATATCACTAACGCAGGTATTTCATTAACAGCAGGTCAAAACATTGGTGTAGTAGACATCAAAGGAAAAATTCTTTTTTACGAACCAGAAATCGAACTCAAAAATCAATCAAAAACCGTCTTCACTGCTGGTGGTAATTATACCACTGGTTCTGTTGGCTTAGGTAAGTACCCATTACAATTAACAGGTACTCCAACTTTTGACACATATTATCCTAATCCAATTATGATAACTTTTCCAGCTACTGTCGTTTTAACTCCAACTCTTTCAATAAATGCAGGATATTCTTATTTTGCAAAATACGGCGGTGGTAACGTTTGTACCAACGTTTACGATTCCTGGTCAAATTTAACAGCAGGTATTTACATCACTTCAAATACAGCAATTGGAGTTGCTGTACCATTCACTGGGGCCACTTGGGTAGTTCTTCCTTCATTGGAAAGTTCTATGCTTCTTGCTAAGGCAATTATGCCCCCATCAGTTTCTTATGAAGATCAGGTTTCAGAACATGAGTATTCTGAAAGTTTTCTCAGGGAAGCACTTTCTAAACTAACAATGGAACGTACTGCCGCACTTCCATCATCATCAAACGAAAAACGTTCTAGTTTTAATAATACTAGACGAGAATAATAGCATCATGCCTTTCGTTAATCGACACGTAAAAACAAAAACACAAAAATATTTCAGGCTTAGTCGATTTTGCCTTATTAGTTAGATTCCGCAATCAAATGCGAAGAAGTCGTGAAGACTTATGCTTTACTTAAAATCCTTATAGTATTGCACTTAATAATAATAATAGTGGTCCTTTAGTTATATATATGATATATGTTCATATGAACTGTTGACTAAACACCACACCCTAAAAGGTTACTGCAACAATATTGTTGCAATCATTTTCGCATCTGTAACGTGAATCGCCCCTCACGCGGAAATGAAGTATTTCACAAAAAGATAGGCCCCCATCCTCTTTGATGGCAGACATAAATAAAATTCGAATCCTCGTGATTTAAGATTTTGGTTGTTTGTCACGAGGAGAATTAAGATACCGGGTAAACAGTATCGAAAATCAAATAATAATAATAAACAAAAACAAC